TATTCTTTGCAATACCTTGGGCCTCCTTTTGTATGGGCACCGCAGCTTTTAGGTGACAACGTTTCTATCATGGGCACAAACGCGGCTGTGATTGCTTCGGGTGTTGTGTACTGGATGGGTGTAGACAAGTTCTACGTCTACGATGGCCGTGTGCAAACGCTTAATTGTGACCTGCGCCGCCATGTGTTTAGTGACCTTAATCAAGAGCAAGCGTTACAAGTGTTCTCCGGCACAAACGAGGGCTTCAATGAGGTCTGGTGGTTCTACTGCTCAGCCAATTCCACTGCCGTGGACAAATACGTTATTTACAATTACACAGAGAAAATTTGGTATTACGGCACGATGGAACGCACGGCTTGGCTTGACTCTGGTTTGCAGACTGTCCCTATTGCCGCCAAGTACAACAGCAGTACAGCTACAGGCGTTATGATTAACCATGAGACGGGTCTAAATGACAATACGACCGGCACCGCTGTTGCGATTGATGCTTACATTAGCTCGTCTGAGTTTGATATTGGTGACGGCCATAACTTTGGTTTTGTGTGGCGTGTCCTTCCTGACTTGACCTTTGAGAACGCTGAGAGCACCCCCGCTGGCGCATTGCCAACAGTGTCAATGACTTTACAAGGGCTGGCTAACTCAGGCTCTGGGGTTACAAGCACGGCCTCACAACCTGTGGCCAGAAGTAATACGTACGTTATTACAGAGCAGTTTACGGGGCAGATATTTACCCGCATGCGCGGTCGCCAGATGATCTTTAAGATTAGCTCAAATCAAATTAACACTTGCTGGCAACTGGGTGCACCACGTATTGATATTAGACCGGACGGTAGGCGCTAATGGCTGAACTAAACGCAGTCCCACCAAGCTTACCGCTGGCCCCAGCGGAGTACGAGAGCCGTTATTTCAGCCAGCTAAACAACGTTTTGCGCCTGTACTTTAATCAGTTGAACAACCCCGGTGACATGGGCGGGACAACGCTGAACCTAAATCTTGAGACACTGCCAACTGATGCAGATTTACCTAATTTAAGGCTTGGCGATGTTTACAGAGATACACAAGATGGTGTACAAGATGGTAGCCAAATGCTTCGCATAAAGACGTCAACATGATATTATCGACCAACCCCCATTTTGAGAGGCAAAAATGAGCCTGCATAAGTTTGCCGAACAAGTAGCATCGCAAGGCCGCGGTGACGACTCTTTACTTGTACACATGACACCGGACGAAGTCCGGAATCTACAAAAGTTTGCCGAGGCTAATGGTACAACGCTGACTATTAACCCTGAGACGGGTTTGCCCGAAGCTGGGCTTTTGTCTGATTTGTTTAAGGCTGTTGCTCCTATCGCCCTTGGCGCGTTCCTTGGCCCTGCTGGATTGGGCATGTCTTCCATGATGGCGGGTGTAGCTACAGGCGGTATTACAACGCTAGCTACCGGCAGTTTGTCTCGCGGCCTCATGGCCGGCTTAGGCGCGTACGGGGGTGCGGGTTTAGGCGCTAGTTTAGCAGGCGCATCTGGAATGACAGGTGGGGCAGCTTTGGGCGCAGGTATCCCCGGGGATATGGCATTTAATTTGGCGGATGCTGGCGTGGCTGAAGCAGGCATTCAAAGTAATGTGGGCGCTGCATCTAAGGCAATTGCTGATGTACAACCTTCTTTGTTTGACAAGTTAGGGGCAGGCGCTAAAGCGGTGACATCAAGCCCCACAGCGGCTTTAGATTTTGCCAAAGGCAATCTGGGCAACTTAGGTTTTGCCGCCGCGCCTCTCTTGGCAATGCAGCCAACAACCAAAATGCCAGAGCCAAAAGACACTGGTTACATCCGGCAGTTTGCCTACAACATTAACCCAGATACAGGCAAGCCTGACCCCCTGTACGGTATGCGCGCCATGACACCCGTCAAAGCCAGTGAGTTTGGAACCAAAACGCTCCAAGGTCAGCGCGATCTGTTTTACCAACAAAACCCAAACCCCTACGACATTGGGATAGGGTCTCTAAACCAGCCCCCGCAACAGCAACAAACAACCCCAATGGCCGGCGGTGGTATTGTGGCTTTGGCTGGTGGCGGGATTCCGGGTTTTGCGGGCAATCAGTTTAGCTTTGTCAAAGACGCTAGTGGTATGTCACAAGCAGACATCAATGCCGCGCTTGCAACCGAATTGGGGGCGCGTGGCGGTTCGTCTCTGGCGGATATAAGAGAATACGCTAAGACTGGGTACAAGCTGTCTGATGCACAAATCAATGCAGCTCTTGACACTATTCCCGGTTTCAACGCACAGGGTACATTTGACAGTACTGATTACATGGCAAACGCTAAGCCCGGAAGAGCCTCTGATTATCAAATCCAAGTAGATGCAGCCAACGCTGCAAACCCGTTTTCTGCCCAGAACATGGCTAACGTTGACGTGACTCGCCCCGGTCAATACGTTACTGATCCTACTACTGGAAAACCTGTTGCGCTATCTGCAAACTCTCCGGGTTTTGACATTAACAACCCAACTGCGCTAACGCATCTAGGTGAACTGGCTTCTAGAGGTGGTCAAAACACTACTGTAGAGGCGTTTAACCAGATTGCAACACCAGAACAAAAAGCCAAAGCTGCGGACTTGTGGACTAAAGAAAAAGCTCGCCTTGACGCAATTGACCGCGCTGCTGGCCGTTTACCCGCTGACAACCAAGGCTTGGCTGGACTTAACCAGAATCAAAATCTACTGACAAACCAAAACGCAAACGCTGGCCTGCCCGGTCTTATTCCTGCCGATGCGTCTAATGCATACAGGTGGCATGCTGAACGTGGTTTAGGGTTTTCGCCTATTGATAAAGCTATTGATAATTGGTTTGACCAATTTACAGACGACCTTGCGTTGCTGCGGCCCGAAGCTCAAGTAGCGGAAATGAAAAGTGCGTTAAATGTGTCCGGCATGAACGAAGCCGACCTTGTTAAAGCGACAGGCAAAACAATTGCGCAGTGGGTTCAACAGAAAGCAGAAACGCGTAAAGACGGTTCCACAATTGTCCCCGGTAATTTAAAAGACGTTCCAGTTGGCTCATTGCCCGGCGGCGTAAGTGGGGGCGGTAATACTGTGGTGAACGCCAACGGCACAATTACAACTCGCCCTGATTTTAGCTTGGGCATGGGCGATGTACGAGATATGTACACAGAAGGTGGCGGCAGTTTGAGTTACACATCTCCCGTAGTTAAAACTCCGGCTGAACATGAGGCTGCGTACAACAAGCTGACGGATGACTCGTTGGATGCATACAACTTCCTGATGGGCAAGGGTAAAAATCTAACGCAGCGTAAAGCAGAAACAAGAGATAGACCTGTGATGGCGCGGTACGACGAGGCTGTGTTGGGTAAGAAAGCGGTTCCAAGGGCTGCAAAAACAACAACTACAACTATTAAAGTAACGCCCGGTAATCCGCAATCTTACTTTGATGAGAAGGCGTATCTTGCAGCCAATCCTGATGTTGCAGAAGAAATAAGAACAGGCAAGTCCGTAACCGGCAGACCTGTACAGTTTACGTCTGGCTACGAGCACTATTTAATGTTTGGTAAAGCCGGAGGCCGTCCGTTTACGGGCGATTACGAAGGCTACACAACTGCCGCAGCTTTGGCTGATGCTGCTAATGCAGGCGGTGGCGGTGATGGTGGTGGGGGCGGAGGTGGAGGTGGAGGTGGAGGTGGAGGTGGAGGTAATGCTGCTGGTGCTGCTTCTGCCGCTGGGGGCGGAAATGCGGCTCCCGGTACAGGTAATGCTGCCACCGCTGCTGATGCTGCCACCGCTGCCACCGCTGCCGCCAGTGTTGGTGTTGGTGATGCTGATGCTTCTGGCGGTAGGCGTGGTGGGCGCGTTGTAGGCTACGCCATAGGTGGCGGTCTAGGCTCTTTGGGTTCTTACTCCGATGGTGGCCGCTTGCTCAAAGGCCCCGGTGATGGCGTGTCTGACAGCATCCCTGCAACCATTGGACGCAAGCGACAACCCGCACGCCTTGCCGATGGTGAGTTTGTGATCCCTGCACGAATCGTGTCTGAACTAGGCAACGGCTCTACAGAGGCAGGCGCCAAGAAACTCTACGCCATGATGGATCGTGTACAACGTGCACGGGGTAAGACCACAGGCAAAAACAAAGTAGCGGCCAATAGCCGCGCTGACAAATATCTTCCCGCGTAAGGAATAGATCATGCCAACACAAATTCAAGAATACCAAACAGGCTTTGCGGAGCCAATCCGCCCCTATGCAGAAACGCTGTTAGGCAAAGCTGAAATACTAACGGATGTTGACGAAACCCCCTACATGCAGTACATGCGGGATCGTCAGGCAGGGTTTACGCCTTTGCAACAACAGTCCTTTGAGAACGCAGGGCTTATGCAGACTGCCCCTCAGTTGGGGGACGCCACCGCTATGGCGGGTATGGCGGGTCTCGGCGCTTTGAATACAAGCTTTACATATAACCCGTATTCAGCACAACAGTTTACAAGCGGCACAAACACTGCTCCGGGCTATGACGCAAGCGGTAAGTTTCAAGCGGGTTCTGGTAATGTGGGTCAGTACATGTCTCCTTATATGGACATGGTGGTTGCCCGCCAGCAACAAGACGCACAACGTCAAGGTGACATTGCTCGTCAAACGCAAAATGCTCAAGCAGCTCGTTCAGGCGCCTTTGGCGGCAGCGGTAATTTGTTGGCTAATAATCAACTCAACGCTTCTTTGATGCGTCAAAAGGGCGACATCCAAGCTAGAGGACTGCAAGACGCCTACACACAGGCGATGAACCAGTTCAATGCCCAGCAGGGGCAGAACCAAGCAGCAGCTCAGCTAAACGCACAGCAAGGTCAGTTTGGCGCGGGTCTAGGACTTCAGGGCTTGCAAACGGCCCTGTCGGGCGCTAAGTCTTTGGCTGATATTGGTCAGACACAGTATGGTCAGAACCTTGGTTTATTAGATGTTCAAAATCGTTTTGGTGCGCAGCAACAACAGCAACTCCAAAACCAACTGAACACTGAGTACCAAGATTTCTTGAACTATCAAAACTATCCATACAAACAGTTGGG